CATTCTAAATATGTTTTTACGGGGTCTTTTATGACCCCCTTTTTTTATTAGTAAATATGACAACTCCCACAACAATAGATACCGAGACCGAACTCTCCGCCGTAAATACAATACTGGGAGCTATTGGTCAATCTCCGGTTACAACTCTTGGAACAATAACAACTAACGTAACTAATACAGCTACTGAAGTTGCTAATACTTTCGAGAACCCAGAGATAGCACTTATATATAATATTTTGAAAGAATGTAATATGGATGTTCAAAACGAAGGTTGGACATTTAATAGAGAAGATCACGTTAAATATTATCCTGATTCAACTACTAAGGAAATAACAATACCTACAAATGTTTTACGTATGGATTCAGAAAATCCAGAAGATAAAAATGTAGCTCCTATTAGAAGAAATGGAAAGTTATATGACAAGGTAAACCATACTTATATATGGGATGACGAAGAAGTTTATCTAAATGTTGTTTTCCTATTTCCTTACGAAGATATACCTTCAGTCTTTAAAAGATACATAACTTATAAGGCAGCTGGTAGAGCAGCTACTCAGATGATTACTAATACACAATTAGTACAATTAATAGCAACTCAAGAGCAAATGGCTAGAGCTGCATGTATGGAATATGAGTGCAATCAAGGAGACTACAACATGTTAGGTATGCCACATGAGACACATTATTCCACATATAAACCTTTCAAAGCTTTACAGAGATAATGTCAACAGTAACCCAATTAATCCCTAACTATGTTTTAGGTATCTCAGAGCAGCCTGACGAACTTAAATTAGCTGGACAAGTTAAAGACTTACAGAATGCTATCCCAGATGTAACATTGGGTTGTGTTAAACGTCCAGGAAGTAAGTATGTCACTGAAATTACACCAAATAGTGGAACCTTAAGCTGGTTTCATATTTATAATGATTCAGATAATCAGTACATAGGTAACGTAAGTACATCAGGTGTCTTTCAAATTTGGAGAACAAGTGATGGTGCAGTTATACCTGTAGATTATTCAGGTGTTACAGGATCTAATGCTGCAACCTATTTAAGTGGTTGGACAGACTCCACAGATATACAAGCTTTAACTATTAACGAAAATACTTTTTTTACTAATAGAACTAAGCTTACGGCAATGAAGTCGCAGACAGCTGATAAATCCCCAGCTCTTGTAAATGAAGTAATTATTGAATTAAAAACCATATCTTATGGAAAACAATATGCTTTAAATATTTATGATCCTGCAAATCCAGGAACTCCTATAACTGAAACTAGAGCTACATCTATAGCAGCTAGAAGGGATTATGGAATTAATGCAGCAAACGATGGAAGCTGTGTTGGTATGACTAGAGAAGTTATAAATGCTACTGATCCTAATGATGCAACAAAAAAAAATCTTAGATATGAGATTGATATTAGGTGTGTACCTGTAGTTGACCCAAGCAATATTGGTACTGCTACAAGTGGACCAGAATATAATAATGCCTACACAGAATTTGCAAAATTACAATTTGGAGGAGAAGGTTGGACAACAGGTAATGTTCATTCATACATAACCGAAAAAGGTAACTCAACTGGAAGTGTAGAAATTAAAAGTCATACAACAATGCGTTCTTCTGCAAACATTGCAGCAGTACGTCCTCCAGCCACATCATCAAGTGCGGACGAGGCAGTTACAGCTTCTGGAATTTTAGGTGACATGAAAACATCTTTAGATGCAATTTCGGGGACAGGTATTACAGCAACAATTACTGGTAACTGTTTACATCTGACTAGATCTACACCATTTGCTGTAAGTACTCCTGAACCTCAGTTAATGAACGTCATTACAAATCAGGCTAATAATATTGGAGAATTACCAACTAATTGCAGACATGATTATGTCGTAAAAATTGTAAATAGTGGTGATGACGATGATGATTACTATCTAAAATTTAAACAGAATAATGCTGGTACTGCTAACCAAAATTATTTTGGTGAAGGTGTATGGGAAGAATGCCCAGCTCCTGATTTAGAGATTGAGATAGATAAAGATACTATGCCTATTCGGTTAATTAGAGAACTTCCTGGAAATACATATCCTAACGGTAGGTTTATATGTCAATCAATTGACTATTCAAAAAGAGATGTAGGGGATGATAATACTAACCCAGTACCAAGTTTTATAGGTAGTGCTCTTCAAAAGATGCTGTTCTTTAGAAATAGGTTAGTTGTGTTAAGTCAAAACAATGTAATTACATCTAAGACTAATGATTTCTTTAATTTCTTTAGTACATCAGCAATGACAGAAACGTCATCTGATCCTATTGATTTACAAGCAAGTTCTACATTTCCAACAACTATATTTGATGGTATAGAAGTTAATGCTGGTTTATTACTATTCAGTTCTAATCAACAATTTATGTTTACTACAGATAGTGATGCTTTAACTCCTACCACTGCAAAAGTTAACTACTTATCTTCATATAATTACAACCCTAAAACAGTCCCGTTTTCAATGGGAGTTACTTCTGGCTTTATAAATAGTACAGGAAAAAATTCCAGAATTTTTGAAATGGCAGATATAAAAAGAGAAGGTGAACCTACTGTTTTAGAGCAAAGTAAACTTGTATCTAAAAAACTGCCTATTGATTTAACTATACCAACTACCTCTAGAGAAAATAGTCTTTTGTTTTTAGCAGCAAAAGATTACAACGAGGTTTGGGGATTTAGATATTACAGTGATGGTGAAAAACGAGTGCAGTCTGCATGGTTTAGATGGTCACTATCTGGGGATCTAGTTCATCATGTAATTTTAGATGACGTGTATTACCTTGTAGTTAAAAACGGATCTGAATATATTCTTGAATCTATAGATGTTAAAAAACAAGATGATACTAAAGGTATTGGTACAGAAAATTATCAAATACATTTAGACAGACATACACAAATGTCTGCTCTTTCTTCAAGTTCTTATAGTGCAACAACCAAAAAAACTACATTTGCCAGACCTACAGGTTTTTCAAGTACAGCTCAATTAGCTGTTTATAACCATAATTCTGGTAATGATATTGGTAGATATGGTTTAGCAACTGCTAATGGTAGCAACTTAGAACTTGATGGAGACTGGACTGGGACTACACTTATGCTTGGATATCTATATGATTATTTTGTAGAAATTCCAACTATATTTGTAACTCAAGCTGCCGGAGGTAAAACAAGATCAGATACTAGAGCATCACTTGTAGTACATAGATTAAAGTTTACATTTGGTGCATTAGGAAATATAGATACAACAATTAAAAGAAAAGGAAGAGTAGATTATACAACTAATTTTAGTGCAGCTGAAATAGATGCTATTGAGGCAAACGAATTACCAGTAGTTGAAGATTATATTCAAACCATCCCTATATACGAAAGAAATACAAACTTAACTATACAAATTAAATCAACCCATCCTTCACCAGCTACACTTCATTCGATGAACTGGGAAGGAGATTACAACCCACGATATTATAGACGTGTCTAAAGTAACGATCCGCCCAGCTACGAAAGAAGTAGCTATAGAAGTTGCTCATAACTTACGTTCAGACGATTATCGAGAATTAGTTGAGGGTCATGGATTACTACCCAGTATCCATCTCCCTCTTTTTTTAAATTCTGGAGAAAATATCTATTTCACTATGCCAAACGGCAAGACTGCTGGCATGGCTGGGGTGAATGATGATGGAAGAATATGGATGCTATGTACACCTGTCATACATCAATATCCATTTGCATTTTCTAGAGAAGCTAAACGCTGGATAGATAAAAGATCTGAAACATTGTTATGGAATATTTGCGATAAACGCAACACAGCACACCTAAGACTATTACAGTTTTTGGGCTTCAAATTTCTTCGAGAAGTTTTACATGGTCCAAATTATTTACCATTTATTGAATTTTGTAAAATACCATGTGTTCAAAAGGAGGACTAACGGCTGGACAAAGTGCAGGGATCGGATTCGGTCTTGATGCATTTGGAGCACTAGCCGGATTCGGACAGCAACGTAAAGATGTTGCTCGACAAAATAGAGCTATCGCTAGACAAAATCAACTATCCATCAATAACTACAACACTAAAAATCGTAATGCAGAACTTGCATGGAGAAACGATAAACAAGATGGTGATATTGAAGTTGATAACAAATGGCGTGAAACCAAAGATGCTGTAGCTGAAGCTCAGTTACAAGCAAGAGAAAGTGCTGGTAAATCAGCAATAGCTCAACAACAAATACTAACCAAAATGATTAATGCCGGTTCTGGTCGAGAGCAAGCTGGTAGAAGATCTGGAGGTAGAGCTGAATATTTAGCACAAGCTCAACAATGGGCTGCTCAAGGTGCACAAGCTGCATTTTCTAGAGATAGCTCAATATTATTTCAAGATAAAGCTGGTAGGAATATGGCTGCATTTGCTCAAGGAAAATACGTTGAGTATATAACTGGTAGACCTAGCCCTGAAGCTCCACCAATATTAGAAGAATATAGAAAGGGACCAAGTTTCTTAAATACAGCATTACAGATAGCTGGAGCTGGTTTAAATAGATACAACGAGTACAAAGGAAACACCAATAAACCAGGCTGGAACAACGTTTTACAGCCTCCAACTCAGGATCAAAATCAAGGATCAGGAACTGGTTTACAAAATATGCCTTGGACACCTAGTCCAGATAGTCCATCTATTTCTGGACAATTAACAACTATGGAAGTTCCTACTTACAGTTCACCAAATATTTTTGGTCAAGGTGGTCAAATTCAAGCTGAAATGGATGATTATTTTGATACTAAATCCACGACAAATTGGGAAAATTCTTTAGGAATTAATCAACAAGATACATTTGGTATAGGAGGCTAATATGTCATACAGAAGAGTACTTGATAACTTAACTCAAGGAGAACAGCGTAATGCAGATCGAGCAGCAAGGTTCGATCAAAATATGATTACCCATGAAAGAAATAGAGATCTCCAACAATTAGATGCAATAAAAGGTTTTTCTAAATCACTCGATAAATTTGTACAAGATAAGTACAAAAGAGATGATGCTCAGTTGCAGAAAGATATGGAGCTTAAGGTTGCTGAAGAACATTTAGAAGCTAAAGAGCAAACTGGCGACCCTAACATTTCTGAAGAAGTTAACGCAGAATATGTAGAAAACAGAGATACTGTTTTAAAAAATGATAAAGAATTAGCTAAAACAGCTAACTCTGCATTAGAACAAGGTGCAAGTTTTGAAGAAGCTAAACAGATACATAACTTATCTGGAGCAGCTCTTTATTACTATGTAAGAGCAAAATCAAAAATAGCAGCTGACGGTTACGAAGACTGGATAAGTGGAGAGATGAATAATAATGAAACTCTTGAACTTGAAGTTAATGGTGTTAAATTTACCCCTGCTACAGCTGAAACTTTAGATCAAAAAAATGTTGCAATGAAAGCTCTTAGAAGAGAATACATGAGACAAAATGATTTAGGTTCAGTCAACCCAGCTTTATTAAATGATGAGTCAGTTGGTTTTTATGATAATGTAATTTCTTCTCATAATAAATTATCTAAAAAATATGCAAAAGATGAAGCAATATCAAGTGGTTTTGAAGATCGTCAAAAAGCAGTTGAAGAGTTTAGAGATGATAAAGATTTTGAAGCATTATTAGGTAAGATAAAAATTACTGCTAATGAAGATGGTGAGAATTTTAATAGGGCTGAGGCATTAGATGAAACTTTTGAAATACTTACAGATTTAGCTAAGACTGGTCAATTATCATTAGAAGATTTAGAAGCTATACAAAAACAAGATATTGAAATTAATGGTAAGACTGAGAAAGTAGGTAAATGGACAACTAGGTGGCTTAAACTACAAGAAGAAGTATTAGAGTATAGAAATGATGCTATTGAAAATGCTATAGAAGCAAAAGAATTAGAAGGTAAACAATATACTCAAAAAATTTTAGAAGAAGAATCTGCATTATTAAAAGAACAACCTCCTAGAAGGTTTACCGAAGAAGAAATTAAAGAAAAAATTAATGCATGGGACCCAGCATGGGGATCAATGCCTAAAAAATTAACAGATTTAATGGATCGTTCTCTTGAAGATTATGAGGATAAAGATATTATTGAAGATCTAGAATTTAGACAAAGGCATAATTTACCAATTTCACAAGATGATGTAGATAAAATTAAAGATTCAAAATTATGGAATACTTGGTCTGGTAAAACTACAGTAAGTAAAACCACAAGTTTATCTGATGATGAGGTTACTGGATTTACTAATAGATTAAATACTAGATTAAAAAATAAATTTAAACTTAAAAATGATGGTGATGTAAAACCTAACGGATATTGGGATTATCATGATAATGCTTTAAATGATTTTCATAGAATTTATCGAGACAATGTTGAGCAATATGGAAAGGCAAAAGCATTTGATATGGCTAAAAAAGAAGTTTTAGGAAATATAAATGCTCAAGTTGAAGGTGAAGATGGCAAGATGTATGACTATTATGAACAACCTATTGATCCAGATCCTGATAAAACATTAAATAAAAATTTTGAAATAGCTAGTTATGCTATAGAACTTAATGGTGGTATAGCCATATCAGGAAGTATTTTACCTAATACAGAAGATGATTTAAAAAAATATATTGAATCAAAAGGTGAAACTGTTCCTGAAGTATATCAATTAATAGCTGATAAATATAATAAAACAAAAAAAAGAAGTGATCCAGTTTTATCAGCCACTGATATTGCAAGAGCACAAGCAAAATTAGTAGGTGATGATGGAATTATTATTTCTGATATTGATAAAGAGTTAGATCAATTAGATGAAAATGTAAGAGAACTTTTATTACTTCATCCAGATCAAGGGAGAGTACAACGGGCAAAAATTGAAGAATTAAAAAAAGATGGTGATATTTCTTACGATGATGTTCAATTCTTAATTGAAGAAATGTATGACTATTACCAGACACCTGAAGGTCAAGCTCAACTGGATAAAGAGTTTCCACTTGGAGACGAGATTACATATAAAACTCCTAGAGATTTAAGTAAGAGTAATAAAAGAGCATTAAAATCAAAAAAAATAAGAGGTGATCAAACACCTTGGTTAGAAAGTGCTGGCGGTAAAAAGTTTGTAAAGGATTTTACACGTATAGTTACACCAGACATATTTCATGGTTTAAATCCAGTCAAAGATTTCTTACGAGAAATTGAATTAAGAAAACAAGAAGTACAACAACAAGATAGACCTTCTAATAGAAGATAACGTAATTACTAAGGTAATAAAATGAATTCAGGAATGAATTTCGACTCCATAGATACTTCAGGATTTGAAGGATTTGCTGATGAAATCCGTGATGATCGAGAAGAGGAAGAGAGACGAGAACAACTAAGAGCTGAAATGCAAGCTCAACAAGAAGAGGAACAGGCAAAAGCTATGGCTGATGCTGAAGATCCTAGAAATAGAGAAGGCTTCGGAGGTGTAAGAGGGATAGCAAAAGAGATTGGGTCTGCCATTGGTGGTGGATTACAAGATACAGTTTCCTCTGCTGTCACTCTTCCAGAAAGAGCCATTGATATGTTCAGTGGTGAAATGGAAGAGGAGATGCAAACTGACGAAGGATATAAACCAGAATGGGATGATGCTTTTGTAAATGATGAAGATCCAATTGAAACCAAAACATGGTGGGGAGGAGCCTTACGGGGACTAGTTCATTTTGGATCTTTAGCAGTTGCTATTATTCCAGCCATGAAAGCAGCTGGTGTAACCGCTGCAACTACTATTGCTGGTAGTTTGGTGCGAGGTGCAGCAATTGGTGCTACCTCAGATTTGGTATCAAGATATTCTCAAGATGATAATGGTTTAGCAGTATTAAGAGATAGATTTGGTTTATTAGATACTCCTATTTCTACTAAAGATACTGATCACCCTGCTATGAAGACATTAAAAAATGTTGTAGAAGGTATGGGTATTGGTATTATTTTTGATGCTGCTGGGATGGCTATAAAAAGAGGAGTAAGAAAGCTTAGACCTGGAGAAACAACATATATACAAAATGAACTTTTTCCAACAGGAGAGTATGCTGTTGACCCTGAAGAATTGACAAAAATAGCTGCAAGAAATGAAAGCGTTCAAGTTCAAATAACAGAGAAAGCAGTTGATCAGTTAGAGATAGAAGGTTTTGGAGCATATAAAAATAATAATTTAGCTAGTAAAACTCAAGCTACACCTACCTCAACAGAAGCACCTTTTGATGTAAAAAGACAATTAAAGAGAACTAGAACAGAATATGGAGCTGAAGATGGTTCTACTGGTTCTGTAACTACCCCTGTATCTCTTAATCGAATGAGTATAAACAGCGAAATGGCTGAGAAAGAACTTGTAAAACTTATGAAAATATATATGAGTGATGCAAGAGTTCAAGAAGAGGTTGCTAAAGCTAAAGCAAAAAATATTCCTTTAAATAAAGTCTGGCAAGATTCCATTGAGATGGCACAGAAAGTAATGGAAGGTAGAAATAATAGTGAATTAACTGCTGATGAATTTTGGGCAATTTTTAATGAAGGTCCTACAACTATTAAGACTGGAACTGGTGAAGAATTTACCGTATGGGGATCTGAAATGGTAGTAGCAGCTGATTTAGTTATTGGCTCATTATTAAAAGAAATTAGAGATTCAGGTATAACTAACAGAGAACTTTATAAATATGCAGATTTAACTGATATTGATGGTCCTGCTAGAGCAACCTATGACAAAGTTATTGCTGGTTTAACACAAGTTAAGTTAGCTAAAATGACTTATTCTAATAAATTTAGAGAGTTAGGAGCTGGTAAAAAAGTAACTAAAAGTTCGAAAGCTGAGATATTTGAAGCTGTTAATAAGCAAATGGCTGATTCTAAAAAAGCTCATAAATTGGCATATCAAATTGCAGGAACCAGTAAAAATGATGATCTTTTTAAAGCTATTAATGAAGCTATGTCTTGGTCAGGAGAGATTAATACATTAACTGATTTCGATAATTACATAAGAAAGAAGTTTAGAGGAGGAAAAATAAAAGGGAAATGGGACATTGGTTTAATTGTAAAAGGTCTGCAAAAAGTAATGGTTAATAGTGTTCTTAGTGGTCCTAAAACTCCAATAAGAGCAATAATGGGTACTGGTTCAGCTACGTTTCTTAGACCATTATCAATGGCATTAGGAGCTGGAATTAAAGGAGACGGTGCAACATTACGAGCTTCAATGGCAGCTATGAATGCAATGCGTGAATCCATACCTGAAGCTTGGACATTATTCAAAAAAAATTTACAAGGATATTGGGCTGGAGATATTTCAACTATAAATACTAGATTTAACCAAATCACTAAAGGCGATGAACAGTGGGCAATGTATAAACATTGGATAGAAAATAGTGAAGGAGTTACTGCTGGAGATAGATTTGCGTTTACTGTTGGTAATGGAGTCAGAGCATTAAATGATAATAAGTTTTTAACCTATTCAACAAAGATAATGGGTGCTACTGATGATGCATTTGGATTGATATTAGCTAGAGCTACTGCAAAAGAAAGGGCAATGCGTGAAGCAATGAATCTTTACAACGCAGGAAAAGTAACTGAAATTTCGCCTCAAATGTTGAAGGAAGCTCAAGATAGATTTTATGCTCAAATAATGGATGGAGATGGGAATATTATTGATGATGCTACACTTTTTGCAAAAAAAGAAGCAACTTTAACAACAGAACTACAAGGATTTTCTGCAAAGATTGATGAGGCATTTAGTCAAAACCCTTGGACTAAACCATTTTTATTATTTGCTAGAACTGGAATGAATGGTTTACAATTAACAGCAAAACATACTCCTTTATTTAATAGATTAGTAAAAGAATCTAGAGATATAATGAAAGCTACTCCAGATAATCTAGGAGATTTAGCTGTTTATGGTATAAAAAATGCTGAAGATTTAGCTAATGCTAAAGCTTTACGAGAAGGTCGTATAGCTATAGGAAGTAGTTTAATTTTACTAGCTAATATTCATTATATTAATGGAGGCTTAACTGGTAATGGTCCATCAAATAGACAGCAAAGACAAACTTGGATAGATTCTGGATGGAGACCAAGAAGTATTCAAATTGGAGGAGCTTGGGTAACTTATGATTCTTTAGAACCATTTAACTTAATACTTTCAACTATTGGTGATATTGGTGATCATATGGATCAAATGGGTCCAGAGTGGACTGAACAACAATATAGAAAATTAGCAATCGTAATAATGCAAGGCTTATCTAGTAAATCTTATTTAGCTAGTATGCAACAATTTGTAGATTTATTTGCTGGTCAGCCAGGTTCTTCAGAAAGAATTATTGCAAGTTTATTGAATAATACTGTCCCTCTTTCCTCATTAAGAAATGAATTAGGTAAGTTAATTAACCCTTATATGAAAGAGATAAACTCTGGAATTGGGCAATCAATTCGAAATAGAAACTTATTTATGGAAGGTTTAGCAGGAAGAGATCAATTACCTACAAAATATGATTTATTAAATGGTCAACCAATTAGAAATTGGGATTTTCCTACTCGTATGTTTAATGCAGTAATGCCTTTTCAAATAAATCTAGATTATAGTATTGGTCGAAAATTACTATTTGATAGTGGATATGACTTAAGAACAACTACATATTCTTATGAAGGGTTAGATTTTAGTGATTCTCCTGTAGTTAGATCTCTTTTTCAAAAAGCAATAGGTGATCAAAACATTGAATTTGAATTAAATAAATTAGCAAAAGATCCAAAAATTATAGCTTCTATAAATCAAATGAATTATGACACTTGGAATGGAAATCGATTAAGAGATCCTATGAAAGCCTATGTACATAATTTTGAAATAAAAAGATTATTTGAAATAGCTAAACGAAAAGCATTTAACAAAATAAGAAATCATCCTGAAGTTATTAGATTAATGGAAACTAAAAATAATAGAAGAATAGATAATCTAAAAACTTTAAAACAAACAGGAAATTATAGAGCAACAAAAATAGAAAATATTCAAAATTTAAAGAACAAATAATCCGCCTACCAATAAACCTCTTAGGAGAAAATGGCAATTACATACACCGACAATGGTGGAGGTGCGCCCAATGGTTCCGATCTGGAATTTACGTTCACCTTCCCTGTCCTACAAACTGAAGACGTTAAAGTTGCACTGAATAACGTGGTGCAAGCGACAACTAAATATGCAGTCGATACTGCAAGCAATCCCACCAAAATAACTTTCAATAACACCAGTGTTGATACTAACGTGCAAGAAAGCACTGGTGCTCCTAAATCAGGCGTAGATGTACGAGTTTTTAGACAAACACAGGTAGGTAAATCTACAGGTGATGATGATCCTAAAGCTGTGTATGCAGCTGGCTCATCTATAAGAGCAACTGATTTAAACGCTAATACTGAACAAGCGTTATATGCAATACATGAACTTCAAGATCAACCTTTAACAGA